CTAAAATCTCGAGATATTGAGGCGGAGCAGTACAATCTACACCAAGCAGGCTCAACACTGGAACTGATATCTTTCGCACGTCTGCTAAATGAGAGACAGAAGCGGTGAAAGGTAGTGTATCTTTCAATTCGAGCGAAGTATTGAGATAACTTGATGTTGAAATTAGTACGGGCGAGCCTAACTGTAAAGTCGAACTCATGGTAGTTAGTAACACTCGTTCCGTTCTCAATCGCGTAGCAAATAATACTGTCTGTGACTGTGGAGAGAAAAGTGAGACGATCTGGGGTTGCATTGTTCAAACCTGCTAACCTTGAGAATTCGTTAAAAATTTTAACCAGGGTTTGTATGGATACTGTGGAAGGGCCCGCTATGACGTGCCTGTTATTAAGGTGAAAGTTTGTCTGTTGGTCGAGGGTGGCCATGAAAATTTCAATATTTAAGCTCAAACTTAAGAAGGGCCTTGCTTACTCCCTAGTATGTGATGCCAGGTGGTAGACTTTTCCCGTTCTCTATGAAGAAACGGTTAGTTAATTGCATAAAGCCCATCTCTTGCTCATCCAGAACCTCGTGGAGATTGTCTGCATTCGAGTAGGCAAACTTATGGTCTTCCAGATAACTGTCTAAGCAGTTTTTGAGATTCTTTCTGGACTTCTGAAGCTGTAGCTTCAGGTAGAGAAGGAGTGGCGATTTTACGATTCCAAATTTGGTCAAGTACCAGCCACAGAAGGTAGGCCTGTAACTGTAAACTTCCTTGCTGACCAATTTGAATTTTGCAGCCTGTTTGGACCAGCCAACTCTGAACTCGGGCTTATCGTTCAGCGCCGAGTCATCACCGCCATATACCTGTGCGGTGTTTTCCTTGATGAGGTACTTTGTATGGGTGTAGGCGATATTTCCATACGTGTTGAAAAGGAAAGTGCAAAACTCCCCTGTGAGTCTCATGATGGACAAGACCCCTTTAAAAACTCGAGCTTGGACCTTGATCTGGACATAGAAGTCAATAAATTGTTTCGGGATGCCGAACAGCTTCATTAGGTAAATCTCGAAGTTGAGGAATTCACCATTTTGACTTTGGTCAAAAGCGGTGAAATCATTTTCGTTCGAGATTTTCTTGAAGTCCCAGTGCTTGTTGACAAAACTGTCCAGCTTGTAAGGGCTCATTCTAGTGTGAATGTGAATGTTATTGGGCTTGTAATCATTCACCCGTTCTTCAAGGTATCTCGCGACCGGCCCAAGGATCATGATTGGCAGATCTTGGAAGCATGATATTGACTGCCCCGCCTTGGCCATTGAGTTAATCTTCTCCAACTTCGTGCAAGTCTGGGACTTAAGGAACAGGTTTATACGCTCCGGGGCAACGTCTGGGTCGGCTCTGCCTCTGTTGTTGACCAGCATGTTTAGAGTTTTAGAGAGCTTGACCTTCTCATTCTCGGCGATTTTCGTGAGGAAGAGATCCCAATCAAAAACCTGCTGATTTCTAGGCAAGTTCATAGCTCTTTGGAAACTCGAAAATAGGGCCGTACCGATTGGCTTCGATGCCTGTAATTCTTTGAGGTTTTCTTTAACAGAGCTGGTGATTATGCGCTTATCCCAGGTTATCTCACAAGTGGCCTCGTCCTTATTCTGATGTCTCATAAAGATATTTTCGTAATGACTAAGATTGTCATTGAACTGCTGAGTGTTCCCGTATTTAGCGGTGAAGACCTCCTTGTCCTCTTTGGCCAAGCTCTGCTGAAGTATTACTTCCTCGAGTGACACTGAATTTTCGGGCGCGAGGTGAGTGAGTGGAGGTGCGGGTTCTACCACTTCAATCTCTGGGAGTTGGATGATTGGAGCGGGTTGATTTCGAATATGCGAGAGTAGGCACTTGAGGGCGGGATTGGCATTTATTTTGAGCTCAGTGCCTGGGTTCAGGGGGTCCTGTAGAACGACAAAAACGTTGCGCTCACCTCGAGATAGGGCCACTTCGAG